CATGTAGAGTGCCGTGATGCAGATGGAAATTTAAAGTGGACTGAAGATTTTCCTAACCAAGTAGTTCAAGTTGGTAAAATTTTTATGTTGTCACAAACCCTATTGACTTCTCCAGTTGCTCTGGTTGGTCCTTATCTTGGTTTGGTATCTGGTTCTGGAAATACATTTTCTCCAACAGATACAATGAGCTCTCACGCTGGTTGGACTGAATTTACTAACTACACCGTTGGTGGTTCGGCCGTACGTGGTACTGCAACTTTTACTACTCCTACCGGTAATAACAGCACTACCCCTGGTTCTAACGTTGTAACAGCAGCTGCAGGCGCTATTACTTATACTATTACCGGCGCAGGTGGTACTGTTGGTGGCTGTTTCCTAGTTACTGGCACAGGTGCTTCTTCTACTCTTAGTAACACTAGTGGAACCTTATATAGTGCAGGTGCATTTGGTACAGCTAAAGTTACAACATCTGGCGACACTGTAAGCGTTACATACTCAACAACTGCTACAAGTTAAGGAGTCCTAAATGGCTCTGGCGTTATATGATCGTGTCCAAGAGACAACGACAACGTCTGGTACAGGCTCGCTTACTCTTTTAGGAGCTGTATCAGGCTTTCAATCTTTTGCTGCTGTCGGTAATGGAAATACTTGCTATTACACCATTACTGATACTGGCGTTTCCCCAATTGCTTGGGAAGTTGGGATTGGCACATATTCAACTTCTGGGCCTACACTTGCTCGCACTACAGTTTTATCTAACTCTAATGGAAATACGTCCCCAATTACGCTGTCTTCTAGCGCTACTACAAAAGCAGTATTTCTTACCTATCCATCTGAAAAGTCTGTCAACTTAGATGCTTCTGGAAACGTTAGCGCATTAGGCACCATTTCTTCTGGTACATGGCAAGGTACTACTGTTGCGGTAGGTTATGGTGGCACAGGCGTTACTGCATCTTCTGGCGCTAACTCTGTAGTTTTAAGAGACGCAAATCAAAACGTAACCGCTAATAACTTTCTTGCTGGGTATAACGTTATTACTGCAGCTGCTGGCACAACTGTCCTAACCACATCATCTGCTTATTACCAGCGTATTAGTGGTTCTACAACTCAAACTATTCAACTGCCAGATGCCACAACAATGGTTAATGGACAGGGATTTACATTTGACAATGACGCTAGCGGCGCAGTATCTATTGTGGATAGTGCCTCCGGTGCTATTGATACAGTCCCTGCTGGTGGATATTCTTATATTTTTGTTGAAAATAATTCAACTTCTGCAGGTTCTTGGGGTAAATACGCACTTATCCCTGCATCATACGACTTTAGTACTACAACGGCAAACTTTGGTACTGCAACAATTACTAATGCTACATGGAATGGCGGAACGATTGGTACTGGATATGGCGGTACTGGCTTAACTACATTTACTGCAGCTAACTATGCTCTTTATTCTACATCGTCGTCAGCGTTAACTGCAGGTACACTACCTGTTGCTGCTGGTGGTACAGGTGCTACAACACTCACTTTAAACGGTGTTCTTTACGGTACTGGTACAACTGCGGTTGGAGCAACTTCTGCAGGTACAACTGGTCAAGTTTTAATTGCTACAACTGGTAGCGCTCCTTCTTGGGGTTCTATTCCAACAACAGCCGCAGTGACTTCATTTAGCGCTGGTACCACAGGACTTACGCCTTCTTCTGCTACAACTGGTGCAATTACTTTAGCTGGTACTTTAGCTACAGGAAATGGTGGTACTGGTTTAACTACGTTTACTGCCGCTAACAATGCGATATATTCAACATCTTCTAGTGCTTTAACTGCCGGTACTTTGCCTATTGCTGCTGGTGGTACAAACTCTACCGCTACTCCTACGTCTGGCGGTGTTGGGTATGGAACAGGTACAGCGCATGCTTACACAGCCGCTGGTACTTCTGGACAAGCATTAATTTCTGCTGGTGCAAGCGCCCCAGCTTTTGGTGCCTTAGCTATTGGTACAGCAAATACAAACGTATCAGGTGCATTAACACCAACTAATGGCGGTACAGGAGCTTCTACATTAACCGGATATGTTTATGGTAACGGCACGTCAACTATGACTGCCTCTACTACAATTCCAACCACAGCTTTAACTGGTAATTTTGTAAGTACTTTTTCAGGTGGTACAACGGGCCTAACACCTTCCACTGCAACAGCTGGAGCAATTACTTTAGCGGGTACTTTAGCAATAGCTAATGGTGGTACGGGTTCAACTACAGCAGCAACCGTTGCTGGTACTGGTATTTCTGTTTCTGGTACTTTTCCAAACCAAACCGTAACTAATGCTGGCGTAACTTCTGCAGTTGCTGGTACAGGTATTTCTGTTTCTGGCGCTACCGGTGCAGTTACTATTACAAACTCTGGTGTAACTTCGATTGTTGCTGGTACTGGTATTTCTGTATCTGGTGCTACTGGTGCGGTTACTGTTTCTTCTACGGCTACTGGCGCAACGATTACTGGCACTACCACTAATGCTACCTATTACATTGTTGGAACAACATCAACTTCTGGTACTTTATCTACTGCATCAATTTCAAATACCAACGGTGTTTCTTACAATGCTTCAACAGGTGCGTTAACTGCAGTATCAGTAGTATCGTCTTCTGATGAGCGACTAAAAACAAACTGGGTTAATTTAAGTACAGATTTTGTATCTAACTTGGCTGATGTTAAACACGGTACTTTTGAACGTATTAGTAGTGGCAATCGTGAAGTCGGTGTAACTGCTCAGTCATTAAAAGAAGTACTACCAGAAGCTGTAGTTGAAGACGCAGAAGGGTATATGTCTGTTAACTACGGAGCTGCAGCACTAGTTGCCGCTATCGAGCTAGCTAAGGAAGTACGTCAATTACGAAAAGAAATTGCTGAACTAAAGGGTGTTAGATAATGACAACTACAACCAATGGCACAGGTATAACCTTTAACGACGGCACTAGTACCACTACTAACTTGGTACCTTCTGGTACGGCTATGGTGTTTTTTCAGGCATCGGCTCCTACTGGTTGGACAAAGTCTACAACCAATAATGATTGCGCCATAAGAATTGTTACTGGATCTACCGGCGGTACTGCGAGTGGCACAACAGCTTTTAGTAGCGTATTTGCTAACCAAACACCAAGTATTAACGTTTCTGGTTTAAGTGTTGGAGCGACCACTATTAGTACATACTCTTTCCCTAGCCATACACACTATCCAATTCCAGGTAACGGCGGTGGTGGCTTTGGTGGAGATCAAGCTGCATTCGTTACTAACTCGCAAGGTCAGCAATATTATTATGGTCCTAACGTAAGTTATACGGGCTGTAGTGGTGCCCATAGTCATAGCATTGCCGGTTCTGCCTCATCTTCAGCAATTACCCTTAACGTAAAGTATCTAGATCATATTGTTGCTACTAAGAACTAAAAATGACAACTACAACTAACGGTACTGGTATAACCTTTAACGACGGCACAAGTACTACAACTAACATATTCCCTTCTGGCACTGTTGCACTATTTACACAGGCCTCAGCGCCTACTGGTTGGACAAAAGCTACGACTTACGATAACTATTTTTTACGGATTGTAAGTGGATCTACTGGTGGTTCAGCATCGGGTACAACGGCTTTTAGTAGCGTATTTGCTAATCAAACACCAAGTATTAGTAGTAGTTTAAGTGCTGGAGCAACTACCCTTAGCACATACTCATTTCCTAGCCATACACATTACCCAATTCCAGGTAATGGAGGCGGCTGTTTTGGTGGAGATCAAGCTGCGTTTGTTACCAACTCACAAGGAGCGCAATATTATTATGGTCCTCCTTTTAGCTACACTGGCTGTAGCGGGGCCCATAGCCACAGCGTTGGTGGGTCAATTTCGTCCTCGGCAATTACCCTTAATGTAAAATATGTAGATCATATACTTGCAACCAAAAACTAAGGAAATATTAAATTGAGAAAAGAAAATAAACAAAACTGCCCATTAAATAATTTTGAGCCTTGTAAACTATGGGAATGTTCTTGGTTTATTGAAATTCAAGGAAAAAACCCTCAAACTGGTGTAGATATAAATGAGTGGGGTTGTTCAGTAGCCTGGTTGCCAGTAATGTTAATTGAAAATAGTCAGATGCAAAGACAGACTGGAGCCGCTGTTGAAAGTTTTAGAAACGAAATGGTGCGGGCTAATGAAACATCACAAAGAGTTTTATTGCAAACTGCAAAAGTAATTAAAGGTGAAAATACAGATATTAAGCTTATTGGAGATCAATAATGAATTTAACAATTGTTGTCGAAGACAAACTTGTACTAGTTGATGGAGTTCCTCAAGGAGATTTAGATTTTTCTAAATGTAATATTCCGCCTGATGTACATGCGTTGCAGTGGAAAGCTAATGTGGGATGGATTGAGTTTTTAGCAGACCATTTTCAGGCAGAGCCACAACCACACCCGCCAAATCAACCTATTACTGAACTTCCAGATTGGGCAAATAATTGTGTAGCAGTCCATGCCCAAAAAGTAGCGGAACAAGCCGCTATTGTGGCTAATGCTAGAGCTCCATTATCTCAACCTTTGTCAGTTGGAACTCAGAGTTTAAGTGCTGCAGCCGCATCTACTACAAATAAATCGGGGACATAAAATGGGCGTAGTTAAAATAGCCCCAGCGCATATTCTTACTTATGACGGCGCTACGCTAAATATTTTTCACGCTAATAAAGGTGAAGGACTGCCTAAACACAACCATTTATATTCTCATGCAACTATATGCATGTCTGGTTCATGCAAAGTAAGGGTTGAAGGTTTAGAAGTTGTAATGACTAAAGAAACACAGCCCATTAATTTAGCGCCTATAGAATGGCATGAAATTGAAGCTTTGGAAGATAACACCGTGTTTTGTAATATGTTTGGTGCAGGTAAGGTAACGTAATTATGTTTGGGATATCTGCTTTTGCTCAATCTCCTTTTGCTACTTTAGCAGGTAGTGGATATCTTTTTAGTGTTAATGAAAACCTAAACTCGAATGATTCAAGCACGCAGGCTTCTGCATTTTTAAATAGCATAACGGAGCCGTTTACAGTAACGGACAATAATTCGCAAGCGGCCATTCTTATTGAAATTATTTCAGAAGATTTTAGTCCGGCCGATTCTAATACACAACAAAGTGCTTTTTTACAGACTTTTGCTGAAAACTTAAATCTTGCAGATTCAGAATCTATAGCCGCCCAATTTGCCGTATCTGATACGGAAAACTTAAGTATTACTGATTCTAATAGCACTTATTTTGCTTTAACAGAAAGTAGAATAGAACCAGTTACGTCCGTGCAAGACTCTAATACTTCCCAATTTGCCTTTGTGCAAACACAAACAGAAGCATTTAATCTAGCTGATATAGAAACGATCGCTGCACAATTTAAATCCAGCATTACTGAAAATACTACGTTTGCTGATTTTAATACTCAAGTATTTGCTTTTATACAAAGCATTACCGAAAATGCTACATTAGCAGATGTAGAAACGGTTACTGCAATAATTTTTTATACGATTGTAGAAAACTTTAGTTCTGCTTCAGTTCAATCTATAGCCGCTCAATTTGCCCAGTCTGTTACAGAACGAGTTACCTCTGGAGATTCTAATTCTACACAGGTAGCATTTTTAGAGTCTATTACTGAAAATTTTAATTTATTGGATAAATTAATTACTACAGGTTGGATAACAGTTAATAATTCCCAAGCAATGAATTGGACTCAAATTAACGATTATCAAGCGTAAATTATGAACGACTATAAAATTGTAGATAATTTTTTATCGCCTGAAAAATTTGGCCAATTAAAAAACATTTTAGAAAGTGAAACTTTTGCTTGGTATTTAATTAAAAATGTTGGCGGCCCCTACGATACAAGCGACATTTATTTTATCCACACTTTTTTTAATGGCTATGCCCCACAGTCTAATTTATTTAATACAGTGCTTGGAATTTTTAGGGACAAATTAGAACCTAAATCCATAATTAGACTACGGGCCAATCTTTACCCACAAAAAGAAACTTTAATTGAACATGAAAAACACACAGATTTTGGGTTTTCCCATAAAAGCATGGTTTTTTATGTAAATACTAATGATGGGTTTACAAGGCTAGCCGATGGTACTAAAGTAATGTCTGTAGAAAACAGGGCGCTTTTATTTGATGCGGGGTCGTTGCACAACAGTACTAACTGTACGGACCAAAAATCCCGAATGGTACTAACAATTAATTATTTTTAATAGGTGAATTATGGCATCGCAATATACAACAAGTTTAAAAATCCAAGAAATTAATCCTGGAGAACAATCTGGTATTTGGGGTAATACTACCAATACTAACTGGACATTAATTGAGCAAGCTGTTGCTGGTGTACAGACTATTACGATGCTAAACGCCAACTATACTTTATCAAATCTTAATGGCGTACTTGATGAAGCTCGTAATATGGTGCTTAATGTTATTGGCACTAATTCAGCTATTTACCAAGTTGTTGCACCACTAGTACCTAAATTTTACGTAATTTCGAATAATACTACTGGTGGATATGCAATTACAATTGGTGCTGCTACGGGTTCTGTTATTACTATCCCTAATGGAACTACGGCGCAAGTTTATTGCGATGGGTCAACAGGTTTCTTTTCTGCTCAAACAGGGTCGGCCGGTAACTTTGCTGTAAATGGAAATCTTACTATAAGCGGCACCACGACTATGACTGGTGCGCTATCTGGTAGTACAGCCACATTTAGCGGCGCTATTTCTTCTGTATCTCCAAGTTTTACCGGTACCCCAACTGCCCCAACTGCGTCAGCTGGAACAAATACAACTCAGATTGCAACTACAGCTTTTGTTACACAAAATGCGGTTTTAACAGGCGCATTATTAATGTGGCCTACCGCTTCAGCCCCTACAGGCTATTTGTTATGTAATGGTTCAGCAGTATCTAGAACAACTTACTCTGCTTTGTACGCAGTAATTGGTACAACGTTTGGTTCTGGTGACGGTTCAAGTACGTTTAACTTACCAAATTATGTAGACAGAATGCCTATTGGTGTTGGCACAATTGCTACAGGTGTTGGTAGTTTTGGTGGTTCCGCAACAACTACATTATCTATTTCTAACTTACCTGCCCACAACCACGGAGTTAATGATCCGGGTCACTACCATACACCAAACTTGGCTAATGGTGGCGGTGGTTTTGGTAATGACTCAGCAAACTGGGTAAGTAATTCTCAGGGTAATACATCGTACAACGGCCCAGCACTTAATGCTGCCTATACAGGAATTACAACTCAAAACACAGGTTCTGGAGCTTCTATACAAACTATTTCTCCATATCTCGGCATTAATTTCATTATTAAAACTTAATGAAAGACATACTTAAGCAGCTTCTAACCGGAAAAGATAACCAAACATATGATTTGGGTAGAGTTACTTGGCTGCTTGGTTTTGTTGCTGTTATTGGTTTGGCTGGATATGAAGTAATGCATGGATCAGTTAATCTTAAAGAACTAGCTGAAGCCCTTGGGATTGTGTCTGGCGCTAGTGGTGCCAGCGTTATGATGAAAAAAGATACGGAGCCGCAGTAATGTGGATGCTACTAAGTGGGTACATTAATTACATCAAAATTGGACTGGCTGTGGGTCTTTGCGCTGCTTGTTTCTTTGGCGGTTTTCATATTGGTAATAGTAGATACTTGGAATACAAGGCAAACGTTGAATCAATCGCTAAAGCCCAAGAAGCCCATAACCAAGAAATCGAACAGCAACACCAACTAGTTAATAAAGGAATTCAAAATGAATACGAAGGTAAGCTTGCTGCTTTGCGCAATTTTTATGGCAGGATGCAGCTCAACCCCAGTAGCGGTTCAATGTCCGGCATTTCCCCAACCCCCAAAGGAACTGATGCAGAAACCGCCTACCCAATACTTGTTGGACAATGCGCTGAAACAACCCTCCAAGTAAACCTATGGCAGGAATGGGCTACAGAGAACGGGTTGATTAAATGAATAAAGAACAACTAGCTGCTTGGGTTACTTTAATTGCTACTTTTACCTTATGTGTAACTGTGGTATCTATGGTGAGCGTATTTATGATGGGGTTTTTTGACCCACAAGTAGATAACAACAAGTTATTTGAAATAGTTGGTCCCGCTTTTCAAACAATCGTAGGAGGCTTTATTGGTTTAATTACTGGTATTAAGATTGGAAGCGATAGTGAATGAACAGCAACTAACGGCATTGGGCATAGACCCAAAATGGCTTGACCCATTAAATCAAACTTTTGCCAAGTATGACATCAACACCCCCCTTCGCCAAGCAGCGTTTATAGGGCAGTGCCAACACGAGTCAAATAACTTTAAAGTATTAGAAGAAAACCTTCATTATTCAGCCAGTGCGCTTATGCGCATTTGGCCGAGCCGATTTACTAGCGATTTGGTGGCCCAAGCTTATGCAAATAACCCAGAAAAAATAGCCAATAAAGTTTATGCAGGTAGGATGGGTAATGGCGACGAAGAGTCAGGCGATGGGTGGAAATACCACGGACGGGGTCTTATTCAGCTAACTGGCAAAGAAAATTATGAGCGATGTGGAGAAGCACTTGGCGTTGTTTTTATTAGCGAACCACAGCTTTTGGCTATGCCTAATTATGCTTGTTTGTCTGCGGGGTGGTTCTGGGGGAAAAAAGGACTGAATGCCTTGGCTGACAGCAAGGATTACGATACAATGACTAAACGTATTAATGGCGGTTTACTCGGGCTTGACGACCGCAAGGCTAAAATTGCTAAAGCTATATCTATATTAGGGTAAACCATTAAATGAACAATCTGCAAGACTACATAAAAGTAATACCAAACGCAATTCCAAACGAATTGTGCGATGCTATTGTCTCAGAATATAAAGATTGCGCAGATTGGAAAGAAGCAGAAATAGAATTTGGTCTTAATAAAGACGTTAGAAATTGCAGAACTATTCTTTTATCTACACAAGAATTAATTTCAAGAAAACAACTTGACGGTGAAATTTTTAAATGTGTTACAAATTTAGTGTCTTTTTACCAAAACCAATTTCCACACTGGCATTCTAGATCAGATACTGGGTATGAATTACTAGAGTACAAAACTGGTGGTTTTTACAAAACCCATGTAGATTCATTTAAAGGCGCTACAAGATCGTTGTCTTGTTCTTTTATTTTAAATGATAATTTTGAAGGTGGCGAATTTTCTTTTTTTGATCGAATGTTAAATTATAAAGTAGAAAAAGGGTCAGCCATTATATTTCCAGCTAATTTTATGTATCCGCATGAAATTTTGCCGGTAATTTCTGGAACAAGATATTCGATTATTACTTGGTTACAATAATATGCCATTACAAAAACTACAATTTAGACCGGGTCTTAATCGAGAAGGTACCGACTATTCTAATGAAGGTGGTTGGTATGATGGAGATAAAGTTCGTTTTCGCTCTGGATTTCCTGAAAAAATTGGTGGTTGGACGCAACTTTCTCCTTATCAATATACAGGTGTAGCTCGTTCTATTTGGGTTTGGTCTGATGGCGATGCCGGTGTTGGGAATCAATATATTGGTGTAGGTACTAACTCTAAATATTATATTTATTTTGGCGGCATTTATAACGACATCACACCAATTGTACAAACCGATACATTAACTAACCCGTTTGCTACTACTTTAGGCTCTAAAAGCGTTGCAGTAACTGATGTATCTTACAGCCCAAATGTCGGGGATTATGTAACTTTTTCGGGCGCTTCAGCAGTAGGTGGTTTAACTATTAATGGAGATTACCAAGTAATTTCAGTAGTAAGCGCTACAAAATATACTATAAACGCTAGTTCAAACGCTTCAAGTACAACTACTGGTGGCGGCACAGTTACAGCTGCTTATGAATATCCATCTGGATTAACTGTTTATTCCATAGGTACTGGTTGGGGTTCTGGTCCTTGGGGTGGTACTCAAATTCAATCTAGTGTTTCTTTAGGTGTTAATCCACTTACAACTAGCAGCGGCAGCTCTGTAATAACAATATCCGAAGCAAGTCATGGGTTAACAACAGGTAATTGGGTAAAGTTTTCAGGGCTTACTGCAGTAGCTGGTATCTCAGCAACTATCCTTAATTCATATTATCAAGTCACTGTTACGGGTGTTAATTCTTACACTATAGATGTTTCTACGGTATTATCTACATTAACTGCAAATGCTTCAACAACTGGTGGCGGAAGTCTTGGCACAGTTATCCCACAACAAGGTTCTTATGGATGGGGTACAAGTTATTCTTCTGGTATTGGAGAACAATTACGTTTGTGGTCTAACGATAACTATGGGGCTGATCTTGTAATTGCCCCTCGTGGTGGCGCTATTTTTTATTGGCAAGATAGTGGAACTGTAAGTACACGTGCTCAATATTTAAGTAATTTAGCTAATACTACAACCGAGTTTACTGATTCTACGGTTAGCTTTAGTGGCAGTGCTACATCTATTACAGTATCTAGTGCTACGGCCCCTAGCGTTTACCCATACATGGTAATTACCGGTACTAATTTACCTGCAAATACTAAAGTAGCTTCAACATATATAACTGGAGCAACTACAGTACCGATTACAACTACAACAACGGGAGCTAGCTCAGGCAGTTATAGTTTTTCTTATGCTGGGGCATATGTTCCAAACGCAACATACCAAGTAATTGCGTCAGCTATTCAAGAATTTATTATTACTTTTGGTGCTAATTCGTACGTACCTAATAATGCTGCTACTTCATTTAATCCAATGCTTGTTCGATGGTCAGATCAAGGAAATGCTTATCAATGGATACCGCAATTAACTAATCAGTCAGGTGAATATTTACTAACAAACGGCTCTTATATTATGGGCGCCCGTGCAACCCGTCAAGAGATTCTAGTTTGGACTGATTCTTGCCTGTATTCTATGCAGTATTTAGGCGCTCCTTATGTTTGGGGCTTCCAAGTGTTAATGGATAACATTACAATAATGTCGCCTAACTCTATGATTACGATTAATAACGTAACTTACTGGATGGGTCGGGATCGTTTCTATATGTATTCGGGCCGTGTAGAAGTTTTACCTTGCTCGCTACGCCAGTATATTTTTAACGATATTAATGAAAATCAAGCTTATCAAGTATTTGCTGGTGCTAATGAGGCATTTAATGAGGTATGGTGGTTTTACGTGAGCGACTCTAGCGCAAGTACAGCTGTAGATAAATATGTGATTTACAACTACTTAGACCGAGTTTGGTACTATGGAACTATGGGGCGCACCGCTTGGATGCAAACAGGCACTCAACCGTATCCTATTGCCGCCGACTACAACCAAAGACTTTTGTACCATGAAGTTGGGTGTGACGATTTGTCGACTTCTGCAACCTTACCGATTGATGCATATGTACAAAGTTCTGATTTTGATATTGGCGATGGCCACAATTTTGGTTTTGTCTGGCGAATATTGCCTGACGTTAATTTTAACGGGTCTACTATTAATCAGCCCAGCGTTACGATGACGGTTAAACCTCGTCAAAACTCTGGTACTCCTTACGGTCAGGCCGACAACCCACAAGTTCAATCAGCACAAAACTATACTGTTGTACCACAATATACTATTCAGCAATTTGATGGTCAGGTATATACACGCCTTCGTGGTCGCCAAATGAGTTTTAGAATTGAATCAACTGGTATTGGAGTTGCTTGGCAGTTAGGTAGCCCTCGTATTGATATTAGACCAGATGGGCGCAGATAATGACTATTCCAGCTTACCAAAACTATAATGGCACGCCGCTAATACCTGCTCCGCCTAATTTATTAATTGCGCCAACTGATTACAGCCAACAGTACCAAGACCAGTTAAATAATGCTCTGCGCCTATATTTTACGCTTTTAAACAACTTTTCCCAGGCTTTAGCTATTCCTAATTACGGCGCTACTACCCAAAGACCGATAACAAAGCTTTTAATTGGGCAACAGTTTTTTGATACCACCTTAGGCTACCCTATTTGGTGGAATGGAACTAAATGGGTAAATGCTTCCGGAACGGGAGTTTAAATGATAAACTTGAACAAAATTACGAGGTGAGGCCTTATGGGACTACACAATACAGCACATTACCTAAAATCTAAGGGTCGGAACGACGATACTGAGCTCGTCCATATGACCAAAGGCGAGGTTCAAGCCCTTAAAGGTTTGGCTGCACGTCATGGTGGTTCTCTTACCACTAACCCAGAAACAGGCCTTCCAGAAGCAGGATTTTTAAGCTCTGTATTACCTATGGTGGCAGGTGTTGCTGCCGCTGCATTTGCCCCAGAATTGCTTCCTTTGATTGCCGGCGGTATTGGCGTTGCCGACTATGCTGCAACAGGCTCTCTTACTAAAGGCTTATTGGCTGGTCTGTCGGCTTATGGAGCTGGTGGTATTGGTGAAGGATTAACTACTGCGGGAGATGCTGCTTTAGCCAATGCTGGTGAAGATAGTATTGGGCAAATAGCTGGTGCTGGTGGTGCCGGCACTACCGCAAGTCCAGAAGAAATTCAACAAATTATACAAAATCAACCCAGTAATTTTTCTAAAATGGGTACTGGGCTATCCGCAGTGGCTCAAGCTCCAGGCCAGTTCTTAGCAAATAACGCTACCAATATAGCTATGGCAGGTGCTCCATTATTAATGGATACATTAGGTAGTAACCGTTCAACTATACCTGCTGCTACATCTACAACTACAAGTACAAACCCATTTGGTTTAAAAACTTTATCGCCTAATTTTCAAGGCACCTTTCCTGATCAGCCAACCCCAGCTTATCAAGCGCACTATCCAAATTACGTACAAACTCCATATAATGCGCAAACGGGTACCCCTAGAGTCCAGTCTCCTGGTGCAACAATATATGCGGCGGATGGCGGTTTAATGCAGTCTGGGCCGGCACAAACAAACTTTATGGGTCAAGATATGTACCCACAGAGCCAAATTCAGCGCTCTTATTACGCAACGCCAACTCAAATGCCTACATCTGCACAGCAAACTATGGCTGATTACGAGCCAAAAACTAACCCATTAACTGGTGAATTAACTGCAAATATGCGTGAAGGTGGTATTGCTTCTTATTCTGGTAAATATGGCAGCGTTGTGGCTATGAATGAAGCTACACAATATTTAGAAAATTTATATGGCCATCGCCCAATTATGTCTACACCTTCTGCAGATGTAGGTATTTACCAAGATACTGATCCAAACACTCGTAATTTAAGTCCATATGAAGCGGCTTTATATCGTATAAAACAAAAAGCCTCGGCTGCTGGTTTAGGTAAAGATGCTGTTAATTTACCTTCAGCTTCAAGCACTTACGGCAAAATCAACGTTGATTCTACTCCTGATACTACTGATATGGCTTCTGGTGGTATTACAAGTCTAGGTAGCTACGCTGCTGGCGGAAATCCAAGATTATTAAAAGGTCCTGGAGATGGCATGAGCGACTCTATTCCTGCTAATATTGGGGGTAAACAACCAGCTCGTTTGGCCGACGGCGAATTTGTAGTGCCTGCTGATGTAGTAAGTCATTTAGGTAATGGTTCAACTGATGCTGGCGCTAAAAAGCTATATACCATGATGGACAATATCCGTCGTGCACGTACTGGAAAGAAGAAACAAGCACCTGCGGTAAAGGCGGATAAATATCTACCAAAATGACAACACTTGTATACGCAGATGTAGATGGGTTTGCAGTTTTAAATGAGATGGATGAGTTATTTCCAGCTCATTATGAAGAGTTATGTGTAACAAAAGAATTTGATTACGAGCCTGATTACGACGCTTACAAGCGTATGGCAGAAGCAGGAATGTTGCGGTGCATTACTTGTAGGGCAGATGGTGAATTAATTGGTTATATTGTATTTTTTATAACTCCACATTTGCATTACAAATCTTGTATAACTGCAATGGAAGATATTTATTTTGTGCGAAAAGATTATCGCAAGGGTAGGGTAGGAATTAAACTTTTTCAATATGCTGAAAAAGTCTTAAAAGAACGTGGTGTACAACGAATTGTTATGCATACTAAAGTGCATTTAGACAATTCACGGTTGTTTGAGTATTTGGGCTACAAAATGACAGACAAAGTATTTACTAAGATGATAGGAAATTAATATGGGCGGCGGACCATCTCCAGCACCGGCACCAGCACAAGCGGCGCCAACACAAACAACAGTCCAGAATACTAATATTCCGGATTATGCACAACCGTATGTAAGTAATATGCTTAACGCCACGCAGGCGCAGCTATTTAATTTAGACTCAAATGGGCAAATTTCTGGTTTTAAACCATATACCCCCTATAGTAATAATCCGGCCGATTATGTAGCTGGATTTTCTCCATTGCAACAACAGGCACAATCATCTGCTGCTAACTTACAAATGCCTGGTCAATATGGTGCTGCTACCGGTATGGCTGGTGCTAGTGGTTTGGGTTCATTAGGTGTTGCAGGGCAAGCAAGCCAAGCAGGACAAAACTTACAAAATACACTGACTAACCCTGGCAGTATGGCGCAGTACATGAATCCATACTTACAAAATACATTAGCTCCAGCAGAGCAGTTATTAAACCAACAGTATGGCATGCAAAGCGCTCAACAACAAGGTGCTGCTACCCAACAGGGTGCTTTTGGTGGATCCCGTAATGCGTTAATGCAAGGATTAAATGAGCAAAATCGTATGCTTGCGCAAAACCAATTAGTTGGTAATGCCTATAACCAAGCTTATCAAAATGCTCAGCAACAAGCCACAAACGTAGCTAACGTTGGTTTACAAGGACAACAAACTGCTATACAAGGTCTTGGACAAGCTAATACTGCAGCTGGTAATTTAGCCGGTATTGGTGGACAACAGCTTTCTGCTCAGCAAGGCATTATTGGTACACAAGCACAACAAGGTGCAACGGAACAAGCTAATCAACAGCAAATTATTAATCAAGCTATTCAAAACTATGCTACTGCGCAGCAATATCCATTGCTCCAGCTAGGCACAATGTCTAATATGTTGCGTGGCTTACCAATGCAGTCTGCTACTACGTCTATATACCAAGCTCAGCCGACTGCTACCCAACAAGCTATTGGCCTTGGCGGAACTGCTGCAGCCCTCGGCGCTGCATTTGGCTCTGGTACTGGTAAAAAAGAGGGCGGTATTATTGCTATGCGTAAAGGCGGTAAAGTACCAGGATTTAAATATGGTGCTGTTATTAACGATGAGCAGTTACAATCAGATGCCCGCCAATTAGGTGCAGCTCAAGGACAACCTGGCCAGCCAAGCCCATTACAACAACGTATTAATGACCCACAAGTTAACGCTAATGAGCGTATGATTTTCCAAGGTGTTCAGGCCGACCAGAATCGTTTACGCCAAAACCCTGGCGCAGCTCAAGCTTTGATGCAAGCTGCTCAGCCACCACAACCACAACAACTAGATCCAAGAATGATGGAGCAAGCCCGTATGTCTGGTCTCGGTGCTGCAGGTGGTCCAGCGTTTAATTCTCAAGGTTTTGCTGGTGGCGGCATTATTGCTTTTGCTGATGAGGGTTTAGTTCCTGAACCAAAAGTACCTGCAAATCCAACCAATCCAGAAGAAGCTGCTTTATTAAGGGCCTCTATGATGGCTAAACGTGGTTTTGGACCTGGCCCAACAGAAGCTGAACAGGCTTATGCCGAACAATTAAAAGGCCGTGGTAGCGATGCATCACGTAATCGTGAACTTGCTTTAGCTATTGCTCAAGGTTTTGCTAAAGTCGGCACTACTCCAGCGCCTGGTGGTTTAATGCAGGCTCTTAATATGGGTGCTCAAACAGCTATTCCAGGTATTGCTAAAGCATATGAAGCACAAGAGGCGGCTAAAGATGCTGCTTCTAAGGCTTCTGCTGACCTGTCTTCTGCGCAACGTAAATTTGCTGCTGGTGATGTTGATGAGGCATTTAAAGATTACAGCGACTACATGAAAAATAAAACGGCAAAAGACGTCGCAAACATTCATGCGTCTGTTGCTGGTGCAACTGCTAGAGAAAGTGCAGAACTAATTAAAAAATTAGAATCTCAAGGCTATTCAACCGCAGATGCAATTGGTATTGTAAAAGGCTATGGCAACAGAGCGGATGCAAATAAACTTGCTGCTATTAGATATGCTGACGCTGCTTTAGGTAATGACTTGGATTACATGAAAATTAAAGATCCACAGAAAAAAGCTGAGTACAGACAAAATAAGATTAAAGAGTATATGGAAACTTTAGGTGGTGGTAATGCGCAAGCTGCCCCAGCACCACAAGCTGCTCCAGCACCACAAGGAGCACCAATGCCAACTAGCGCTGCCGATGCAGTAAAAGGTAAAGTATATAATACTTCCAGAGGCCCTGCTGTTTGGGACGGTAAACAATTTAATCCGGTATAAAAATGGCAGATAGCTTTTCGTTTGAAGAAGCACTAACGCCCAAAGAAGAAAAATCAGAAGCTAAACAAAAGCCAACTGGTTTTTCTTTTGAGGAAGCTGCTAAACCCGTAGAAAGACCTACTGGTGGTTTTTCTTTTGAAGACGCTGCTCTTAAACCAGACGAATTGGGTAGATATATTGCTCGTTCTGAAGAACGTGGTCGTAAGCCAGAAGATGTTGGCTTTTTAGAGTCTATTCCTGCAGCTGCTAAACGTGGTATTGAATCTTTAGGCGATGTTGCTTCTGGTCTTGGATTAGCTAAGACTGCATTAACTGGTACTGAAGAAGAAACCAGGGCTAAGATGCAGGCAATCAAAGCCGACCAGAATAAACCAGAAGAAAAGCCAGGTATGACTGTGGCGGACTTTGAGCGTATATATAAAGAAAAAGGTTTTTTAGAAGCTGCTAAAGAAGCGCCTAAGTATATTGTCGAGCAATTTCTGCAAAGCGCACCTCAGATGGCCGGTCCTTTGGCTGCTGGTGCAGTGGCTACCCCATTTTTAACACCAGTCGGCGGTGCTTTAGTCGGTATGGGTGCCTATGGTATACAGCAGTTTGGTAACTTTTTGGTTCGCCAAGCCCAAGAAAAAGACGACCCAAAACAATTAGAAATAGCTAAAGCAGCCGCAACTGCGATTGGTACTGCTCCTATCGGGTATTTTGCCGACCGGTTTACTTTTGGATTAGGCAGTATTGAGAAAAACGCCGGTAAAGAAATTATTGCTGAATTAGCTAAGCGCCGTGCAGCTGGTGAGGTAGGTATTGGGGCCGTAGGTAAAGAAGTAGCTAAACGTGCAGCAATTGGTGCGACAGAAGGTGTTATTGCAGAAGCTCCAACTGAAGTATTGGAACAAGCGGCCGAGCGTTATCAAGCAGGATTAAGCTTGACTGATGACAAAGCTATGCAAGAATATAAGGAAGCATTCTTTGGTGCTGCCGCCGCAGGTGGTGGTATTGGTGGTGTAGCAGGTGGGGCTGGGGCATATGGTGGATACCGTAGAGATTTACGAGAAGCAAAAACTACTGAAGCCCCTGCAGGGCGTAATGCTTTTACTGAGGCAACTGAATATGATAATACTAGAGCTATCCCCGGAGGCGGTGAGCCTGGCGTTTCTATGCCTGGAGAACAAGGCGGAGCCGAGCCAAGAGTTGAAAGAGTTACCGATAGAGGCTTGGGAGGAACTGAGCTTCCTGCTGGCAGAACTGCAGTACGAGAAGAAGAACTCGACAATCAACTAGCCGACCTTGACAAAAAGATAACTGATACTCGTGGATATATTAAAGATATCAGTGAAGTAGACCCTAGCGATGAGCGTGTTGTGCAAGCACAAGAACATTTAGGCCAGTTAGAGACTGAAGCCAAGGCATTACGCCAAGCTCGTACAGAACTTAGTACCGAAGAAACTCCAAAAATTCAAGTAGTCGGTGCACGCAAGCCTGAGCAGATGGGTTTAGATTTTAATGCGCCCGAACAAACACAAGAAGAAATGACCGTTCCTGCTAAAGAAGCGGGCATGAAGTTAGAACAAGAAGGCAAGCTACCAGAGATGGCAGCGCCTGAACCTATTGAAGAGCCAGAAACAGCCCGCATGGGGTTGGTTGGTGATGAAGCTGCTCCTATGGCTCCGCTTACAAGCTTTTTCAATAGCATTAAATTTGCGTCTGCAAATCCAGGCGAAGCTGTTAAGTATCGCAATGAAGTTAATTTATTTTTAGATGACGTAGCTGAATTTCTTGGTGGTAAAACACCCAGACAAGTTAGTCGCTACAAAGAAAAAGAAGGTCCAGAACCTGTGCCACCTACTGGTCCAGATG